CGACGTGAAGACGCGATTGAAGCCGGGTGGCTCGATCATCCTCATTCAAACCCGCTGGCACGAAGAAGACCTTGCAGGTGCGATTCTGCCGATAGGCTATGCCGGTGAAAGCGGTGTAATCCGCTGCCGTGACGGGCAGGAGTGGGAAGTTATCTGCCTTCCGGCGAAGGCTGAACGTGCCGACGATCCCCTGAAGCGTGGCGTCGGCGACTATCTCTGGCCGGAATGGTTCGACCGCAGGCATTGGGCGCAGTTCGAAAGCAAGCCGCGCACGTGGGCCTCGCTCTATCAGCAGCGTCCGGCACCGGAAGAAGGCGACCTGTTCCGCGCCGAATGGTTGCGCCCATACGACAAGGCACCGGCTCGTGACACGCTGCAAATCTATGGCGGCTCCGACTATGCCGTCACGGCTGACGGTGGCGACTACACAGTCCACATCATTGTTGGCATCGATACCGAAGGCCGGCTGTGGCTGCTCGACCTGTGGCGCAGCCAGACATCATCGGACAAGTGGGTCGAAGCCTTCTGCGACCTCGTCATTCAATGGAAGCCGATCGGCTGGGCTGAAGAGACCGGACAGATCAAGGCAGGTGTCGGGCCGTTCCTTGAGCGCCGTATGCGCGAACGCCGGGCATTTGTCGCACGTGAAGCATTCCCGACCCGTGGCGACAAGGCTGTCAGGGCGCAATCCATTAGAGGCCGCATGGCGCTGGATGGGCTCTATGTGCCGACCAATGCGCCGTGGTTCAGCGAGTTCAGAAGCGAGTTGCTGACCTTCCCGACTGGCCGGCATGACGATCAAGTCGATGCGCTCGGCCTCATTGGGCAGCTGCTCGACCACATGTTCAAGAACCCGTCGGCAAAGCCCGAAGCCGAAGCCAAGAACAAGTCCGGCTACAGCTCCAACGCTGACCGGGCAGAACCGAGTGATTGGATGCAGGCCTGATGCAAAGCACCGGTTACGCTCCAGGGTCATCCAATGCCGTCGGCACAGCTGCAACGGCCGGCCCGGTCACAACGACGGGCGAGAGCGGCCTTCATGCGCGCCTCAAGCGCCAGTATCTCGACTATCTCGGCGGCAAAGACGAAGAAATCAAAGAGCAGAAGCAGTCCCGCGCCTATTACCACGGTGCGCAATGGACGGATGCTCAGGTCCGCGCGCTCAACAAGCGCAAGCAGCCGGTCGTCACCTACAATCGCGTCGGCCGCAAGATCAACGCCATCGTCGGCCTGTTGGAGCGCCAGAAGCAGGATCCCCGCGGCTTCCCCCGCACGCCCGAACATGAGCAGGGCGCCGACCTCACAACGGCCGTGCTGCGCTATGTCTGCGACCAGCAGAAGTGGGCGGCCATCTCTCCGCTGTGCGGTATGCAGGGCGCCGTCGACGGTATCGCCGGGGTGGAAATCCTTATCGAAGCCGGCGACAGGGGCGATCCTGAAGTCGGGCTCAACGATGTCGATGCGTCCTCGTTCTTCTATGATCCGCGCTCGCTGAAAGAAGACTTCTCCGATGCCCGCTATATGGGTGTTGGCAAGTGGATGGACCTCGACGCGGCCGTCGAAATGTTCCCCGACAAGGAACAGGAACTCCGCGACTCCGTCGATAGCGGCTACGACCTCACGAGCGATCCGGCGTCGGACAACAAGTGGGTATCGAGCGAGGCAGGGCAAAAGCGCCTGCGCCTGGTCGATCACTGGTATATCAAGAACGGCCAGTGGCACTGGTGCCTCTATACCGGCTCGGTCGAACTCGACACCGGCCCGTCCTATCTCACCGACGAGATGGGCAAGTCGATGTGCCGCTACATCATGTATTCGGCCAACGTCGATCAGGACGGCGATCGCTACGGGTTCGTGCGCGGCATGCGTTCCGCCCAGGACGAAATCAACATGCGCCGGTCGAAAGGCCTGCACCTGCTGAACTCGCGCCGCATGATTGTGGAAGACGGCAATGGGCTCGATGTGGAGAAGTTCCGGGCCGAAATGGCAAAGCCGGATGGGGTGCCAGTCTATCCGCACGGCACAACGCCGCCGATCGCCGACGACAGCGCGAAGAACTCGGAACTGACGGGGCAGCTGGCGTTCCTCACCGACGCCAAGCAGGAGATCGAGAACTACGGCTTCAACCCGGCGCTGATGGGCTCGGGTGTGCAGGACATGTCCGGCCGCGCCATTGCGCTACAGCAACAGGCGGGCATTGCCGAGCTTGGTCCGTACCTGCTGGCCTACAAGGGCTGGAAGCTGCGGGTCTATCGCGCCATCTGGAACGCGGTTCGGCAGCACTGGACATCGGAGCGCTGGATCAGGGTGACGGATGACGAGCAGGTTGCCCAGTTCGTCGGCATCAACCAGCCGGCAACGGACGAATACGGCCAGCCCGTCGTCAACCCCGACGGCACGCAGGCATTGCAGAACGCCATTGGCGAACTGGACGTCGACGTGATCCTCGATGAGGGCCCGGATACGGTCAACGCCGAACAGGACACCAACGACACACTGAAGCAAATCCTGCCCGCGATTGCCCCGATGCTGTCACCGGCACTGGCACAGGCCGCACTCAAGATGCTGATCACGACATCAGCGCTTCCGGCCGCTGCCAAGAAGCAGTTCCGCGATGCCGAGGAACAGGCCAAGCAGCCCAATCCGAAGGCTCAGATGCAGGAGCAACTGCAAATCCGCGGCGCGGTTGCCGAAGTGAGCGAGACGGAGGCCAGCGCGGCTCTCAAGAAGGCTCAGGCGGCCAAGGCGATGATGGAAGCCCGCACGGCTGGACAACCGCAGCAGCCCGATCCGGGCAAGATCATCGAAGGCAGCGTGAAGCTCGAAAGCATCGCCGCCAAGGGCCGTCAGGATGAGATCAAGGGTGCGCTCGACATCGAGGGCGCACGGCTGGCGAACGAAGGCCAGCAACTCAAGAACACGAGCACGTTGCTCGACATTCAGCGGCAGCGTGAAGCGCCTCCGCCGCAACCGAACGTTTATGAAGGGGATACATCCCAATGAAGAAACTGATCCTCATCGGGGCGGCTCTGCTGGCTCTCGTCGGCGTGCCGGCAGCACTAGCCGCCACTCAGCTTTTCCCGTTCGCGGGTGTGACCGCCGATGCGGTTGCCGCCTTCATCATGGGGCCGAACGGCACGGCAGCCGCCAGTGCGACCAACGCAATCCCAACCTCTTCGCAGGCCGTGGGCGCGGAATATGAGACCGTGGCCGCGTCGCAGACTGCTCAGGTCATGGGCGCGACCGGTGCGGCCGGCGATTACCTCGATCACTGCACCATCATCGTCGCCACGGCAGCAACAGCCGCGACCTCAATCCTCGATAACGCCACGACCATCGTCGCCTTCGCCAACTCCCCCGGCGGTGGCATCGGCGTTTACGACATTCCGATCCGTGCCCGCTCTGTTTCGGGTGCGTGGAAGATCACCACTGGCGCGGGCGCGTCGGTGGTCTGCACGGGCGACTTCCTCTGAGCCGCCACGACTGAACTGACGTGCATAGGGTGCCGCCGGCCTTAACGGGCGCATCGCATAGCCAAGCGAAAGAGCTGAGTGTCGCCGACTGAAACGGGCGTTCATCGCCGCCGGATTGCGGGCGTTTCGTAGCTCCCTACGACATTTGGAGAAGACTGATGGCAGACGACGACGAGTCGCTGGACGACATTCTTTCGGGCAAGGAAACGACACCCGAAATCACACCTGAGGCAGAACCGGAAGTCACCGCGCCTGTCCGTGACGAGCATGGCCGCTTCGCCCCCAAGTCGGGCACCGAAGACGAGCCGGAAGTCGCTGCGGAAGAGGAAACGGAACAGCCGGAGGCAGAGCAGCCCGAAGCGGAACACAACGCCCCCGTGGCGGCCGTGACCGCAGAGCGCCGCAAACGCCAGGCAGTCGAGGCAAGGGCCGAAAAGCTCGAGCGCGACCTGGCCGAAATGCGCGGACAGATGAGCGTGCTTATGCAGCGCGCCCAGCAGCCCGTGCAGCAACAGCCTCAACCCGAGCCGCAGAAGGCGCCTGAGTTCTGGGAAAACCCGGAAGAGTTCCTCAAGCACCAGTTGCAGCCGTTCCAGCAACAGCAGACACAGCAGACCGAACGCTTTTCCAAGCTCCTCGCCGTAAAGGACCACGGCGCCGACACGGTGAATGCGGCCTACCAGGCACTCGGCCAAGCCATGCAAAGCGATCCCGGCGCAGTCGCCGAGTATCGCCGCATCATGGCGTCCGAGCATCCCTACGAAGCAATGGTCGGCTGGCACAAGCGCTCACTGGCACAAGCCGAGATCGGCAACGATCCCGCTGCGTACCGCGAACGCCTCAGGGCTGAAATCCTCGCCGAGTTGGGCAAGCAGCCCGACCCTCAACCGTCCCCGCCATCGAACCGAAACGCACCCCTCGTCAAGATGCCGCCCTCGCTCGCCCGGATCCCTGCGGGTCACTCCGCACCGGAGCGCGA